CGGAAATAATACAAGATTAAGTAACAAGAAAATAACATCAAAGAGAGATATATTTTAATTATAATAGTATTCAAAAGGTATAAGAGATTAAAGTTGAAAGTATTTTTTTGTTGATTTTATGCAAATAATTATATAAAATAATCATTTACATTTCGATATTATTAACTGGACTGTGTAAAAAAAATATATTTTGTAATAATATATTAATAATGAGTAAAGGATATAACACACCTGCATCTGGTTTCATTAATCAAACTATGTATGATAATTGTGCGTATAGCACCTGGGAACACGATAGCACGACACCATTGGATTACCGTCTATATTTAGGCAAATTCGAAAACTGTAAAAATGAATGTGCAATGAAGGATAACCCAACTGCACAATTGGTTGACTTAGAATCTGAATTAAGGAATCAAACAAGAAAATTTTCCCGTTGCCCTCAATTTCAATATTCTCCCACTTGCAAAAAGAGCGCATCATGTGTAAGCACAAACGACAAAAGTGTTCCAATAGTTCTCCCACCTGACTTGTGCCCTATTGTCACAAGTGGATTACCGGTAATAACTAACCCAGGATACAAAATGCCTAGTATGAGTGTTTGCAAGTAAATGACAATTTTTACTTAATAAAGAACATTTTTTTAAATAATAATATTTGAAAAAATTGATTAAATAAGATTTAATATTCATCAGTTGTTCAATTGATACACGTATATTTATAATGGCATCTGGATCAGCATCAAAGAGATTACAAAATGAAGTTAAACGTCTTCAACAGATTCCACCAGAAAACTGTAGTGCTGGACCAATAGGCACAAATTTATTTCATTGGAAGGGAACTATTATGGGACCAAAAGACACACCATATGAAAATGGTGTTTTTGTTTTGGATTTAGTATTTCCAAAAGAATATCCATATAAACCACCAACGGTGACATTCAAAACTAGAATACACCATCCTAATATTTATAAAGGAGATATTTGTCTGGATATTTTGAAATCACAATGGAGTCCAGCTCTTAATATTGGAAAGGTTTTGTTATCAATCTGTTCTTTACTTACAGACCCTAACCCAAATGACCCACTTGATCCAGATTCGGCTCATTTATATAAAACTAATATGGAAGAATATAAAAGAGTTACACGAGAGATGACTATAAAATATGCTTCGTAACTAAAATTAATATCTTATTCCTTATCTATTTATTTATATTAATCTGAATATTTTTGGTTTTGCAAAATTAAAATTATGTATTACGAAAAAATTAAAGATAAAGACAAACATAAATGTTTATTTTCTTGACTATAAATATATAAAAATGTCGGGAAATCATAAACACCCTTTTGGAGAGGTAACACAACCTCTTTATGATGAAAGTAAATATAGAGACAATCTTCGCGAAAGTGTAGATCCATTTAGTTATAGAATGGATCCTACTCAAATCAGAAACTGCTCTGGTTGTTTATCAACATATGGACCAAGAGGAAAATTCGGTGTTAGTACACCACAAGCACCATATGTAGCGCATAGTCAACAAAGTCCATTGGTTGATATTGAATCCAAACTTTTTGGACGTAATGGATTTGGAGATAATTTTAAGAACGGGATGGAAGAAATCAATATGGTCCCAACACCAATGTGCGGGGATTATTTGAACCAACATTGTTCTCGTTTGACTTTACCTCCATCTAGTTACAGAGGAGTTAGCATCAATAGATTTTATGATTTAAATCAAAATCCGCAAAAAAACATATTTTGGAATTTCGAAAGAGATACACGTTTAGAAGCAAAAGATAGTCATGTTGAGAGATACCCAATTATTCAAGGAAGAGATCCAACTCTACCAATAGCCAAGAACAAAGGTCCTCGTAAATGCACTTACAATTGTACTCAACAAAAAAAGTAATTTGAAACTATTAAAAAATTGATATATTTATATTCATATGCGTAATTACATATGAATATACAAAATAAATAATATGAGTATACAGGGGAATATTTTTGAAGTTGTCGGTGGTGTTTTATCAGGTATTGGATTATTTTCAAAATTTCAACAAAGTCCAAATCTTTCTAAAATTTGTAAATGGATTGATGAAAAATGAATGTGTGGGTTTTTGTCTACATTATCAAAGAAATCATTTATTAAATATCTTGAAAAAAATAATGTATTCGAATATTTAGGACAATTCGATGAAATACTAAAAGAAGATGATACGGTAATTAATATTTTGTGTAAATATATGGCAACAATATCGGCAACAGGCATTTCTAAGTTAATGGAAAGTCCAGATATTGAAGAAAAGATATTTTTATTGAAATCACAAATTTTAAATCATCCACTTGTAGCAGAAAAAATATTAGAATTAGGTATTACTGCTGATTCATCAAATGAAGAAATAATATCTGCATTTGTTGCTTTTAAAATTAATTGGCTAAAGGAAAATTTGTTTTCAAAAATAAATTTATCGAAACCACTAACACCGTGTAAAATAATATCTACAATTTTTGATTACATATTCGATATACACATTGACCCGGTTTTAACTCACTTGGGAATAAATATCGGTAAAGATGTTGAGTTGTCTATGACAACAATCGATACATGTTTACAAGTATTTGTTGATGTTATGGAATCTGATGACCCAGATGGTCATATTAAGGAAATAGATATTGGAGATTTTAGTATTAAAATAATTGATAAAAAGAAAAAGAAAAAATATCAAAATAAAAAAGACAAAATTAATAAAAAGAAAGCTAATTTTGATAATATCAAAAAGATGTTACATTTCAAAGGTGTAAATGATAATTTAAAAAATATTTTACAGGACGAAGGTGTACATGATAATAATTTAATGAAAGAATTTTTGAATGAATTAAATAATACACCAGGAAAGTCTAACGACGAAATGAAAAAGTTTATTGACAAAATGGAAAAGTCTAATGCCGAAATTGAAAAGTCTAATGACGAAATCGAAAAAGAGCAAGATAATTCAAATTTTTTAAATCAAATATTAACAGGAATTCCATTAAAAAACCCTCAGAAATTGATGATGATTTGAGTGAAATTGACGACATAGGGAAAAAAATTAAATCCGAAAATAAAAAGATAGATGTAAATCATTTTGTTTTTGATATCATAAAAACAATAAATGGTAAAGGGTGTGACGACACATCATCTAAAGATTCAAAAATATGATTATTTTAGTGTATCAATCAACATAGTTTAATATAAAATACAAAATATTTTTAATTTATTTATTAATTATTTTCAATAAGATTAAATGTCCGTCAATAAAATGTAAAACTATATTATATAGATAATGAGTAGTTCTACAAAAAAATCTTTACATGCTAAAGAATTGTTTTCGAATAAGAATAATAACTCTGATATGCAATCATCTAATTTGGATGAAGATTCTGTATTTTCAGATGCTGAGTCTCTAGATAATAGAAATGTATCAAAAAGGCGTCCAGATTTATCAAACAACTCTATTTTGTTCGAAAAGGCAAAAAAAATGCAAAATAAAAAATTTGCAAATAATGATCCAGCATATTTTCAACAATTCGATTATGCTTCATATAATAATCACGAAAAACCACAAGCTACAATGACATCGTCAGGTCTAACGAGAGATGACGATAGAAGAAATATGGCATTAGATGGTATATATTCGTCTTTTGATGGAAAAGATGACATGACATATGGAATCGTATCTGGTAAAAAATTTAAGCATAATAATATGGTTCCACATATGAGAAATAATTACATAAAAAATAAGAGAATGGACCAATTCCAAAGAAGAGTTGATTTATATACTGGTTCGAAAGCACTAAAACCTCCTAAAAGGGAAGCTGGCGCATTGTTTTCACCAACAAATAGCTTTGAACAACAACCAAATCCTGCGATGTTAGATTTTCGTGTTCCAACTGATAGATATATTCCAAGTAAAGAACGAAGAAATGAGTTACATTTCGTTCAACAAAAAGTAACACCTGGTTATAATTTGGGATACAATGAAGATCTTACTGATAATAGTATGCCATATAGACCACAAATGAAGACAATCGACGATTTACGTCCTGCTGATAATCAACAGCAAACATATATGTTACCAGTAAAAACAGGTGCACCTGGTCATATGGGTGTAAAGAGAGCATTACAACCAACTGTTCCAAAGAGAAGACCTGCTACATTTACTGAATTAAGCCATGACGATTTAGGAGGCATGTATTCCGATATAAAAGCATCACCAATTATAGCAGATCACGTAGTACCAGAGACCGCAAGACATCAAGATATGAGAGAATACTTTGGTGGTGGATCAGCTAGTACTACTAGAGCAAGACCAGAAGATTTAATGCCAAAATCTAAAGTAAGTCGCAAGGTATCATATGCACAGGCTGAACCAAGAAATATTGCTGGTAGTCAAAAGGGATATTTAGAAATAGATAGTCCAGATACAACGATGCGTCAGACGACACAACATGTAAATCATATGAATCCTGCTGGAAATAGTGCATATTATACCCATCCAGCTGTAAATCCTAATGATAAACCTGGAACAACTTTGCGTCAAACACTTATTGAAAATTCTCATTTGGGTGTTCTTGGACCAGAATATAAAAAAGGCAGAGTCTATTACGACGATGCTCCTCAATACACAATGAGAAATATACATGAAAATGTGAATAGAACTGGTATGGTAAGTAGTGTAACTAAACATGGTCCGGCATTTGATCCTTCTGATATTCCTGATCCTACTTTAAGACAAATCTTCGAAAGAAATAAATATGTATCTAATCTCGTTGGTCACAATAAAGGAAAAGCATATAATCCCGCAGATGTCCCTGATCCTACTTTGAGAGATATTACCCAATATTCTAATCATGTTGGTGGTGCAGTTGTCGATCAAGGAAGAGATGCTCACCATATTCTAAGTCAAATAATGGAAGCACCAACAACATTAAAACAAACGACACAATATAAAAAATATATAAATCCTGTAAGATATGCCGATAAGGGCGCTTACAGTGTAGTTCATCAAAATACCGAAGCACCGACAACATTAAGGCAATTAACTCAAGATGTTCAACATGCCCAGCCAATAAGATTCCGTGATGGATCAGACGGCTATATTATAGCAAATGTAGAAGCCCCCACCACAAACAGACAAATGATACAAAATAATGAGAGAGTTCAACCGGTAAGGCATTCTGATGGATCTCACGGTTATCAAATTCTAAGCCAAACTATGGATGCACCAACTACTGGAAGACAAATGACACAAGATACAAAATACACACAACCAATAGGATTTGGTGATGGATCTAATGCTTATCAAACGGTTGCGCAAACTATCGAAGCACCAACTACATTGAGACAGACTACACAAAATAATAAACATACTGGTCCAGTTGGATATGGAGATGGATCTCACGGATATCAATTAACTAGTCAAACTATCGAAGCACCAACTACATTGAGACAAACTACACAAAATAATAAATATACCGGCCCAATAGGATCTGGTGACGGTTCTCATGGATATCAATTGACGAGTCAAACAATTGAAGCACCGACTACATTGAGACAAATGACGCAAAATACTAACCATGTGCAACCAATTGGACATGGAGATGGTTCAGATGGTTATAAACTTACAAATCAAACAATTGAGGCACCGATAACATTAAGACAGATAACTCAACATAACAACTACATTAATCCAGCTGAACAAAATAAGGGCGTTGGCTACATTATTGAAGAACAAAATATGGAAGCACCTGTTACATTTAGGCAGATGTATCAAGATAACGAATATGTTAATCCATTAACAATAGGTCACGGTGACGGCGGATATGAGGCGGAGCAACAAGGTGTTAATATGCCAATAACATTAAAACAAATGACTGCCGAAAATGAATATATTGGACCAGTTGATGGATATAATCAACCGATGAGCAGACATGCTGAAATGAATGGTCGTATTAATTTGACAAAAGAAATATTAGAAGAAGGTCGTGCACCAACAACAGTAAGTTATAACAAAGGACCTACAACTAAATTTACTGAATATGATTTCAAAGAACCAGTACAACTCAATAGAGGTTTTGTCGGACGAAGATTTGATTTACATAGTCCGAATGTATGTTTACCTACATCATATACTCGCGTTCCTGACACGATTCCAACAAAAAACGAAAGGTTTGATTTTTCTGAATTACTTGCATTGGATAAAAACCCATATATCAATAATCCGATACATAAATCTATGTAAAATATAAAATAAAATAATTATTAAAAATTAATATTTTTGATAATTATGATTAACATAAATTAATATTTTAGGATGACATTAATATTTTTTGGATTTCTGGATCAGATATATCAATCTTGCTCAATAATATATTATCGTGATGTTCTTTTAATATTTCCGTAATATAATCATAAGATTTTGCTATATGTACGAATTTTGTTGCTCCAGTTATTATGATTGAGCCACTTTTAAAAACGAAGATAGATATTTTTTTTTCATTTTTGTAATTAAACTTAATATTTACACATGCATGTACACACGGTTCGTATGTGCATTCTATATTCATATTTGTCAAAATAGTATTCAAAATATTTAAATCTATTGGGTAATCTACTTTGAAATTACTATTTATCATTCGAATATTCATGTCTTTTATTTTTTCTGGATAGATAGTTTCTTTACTTGTGGTAAATGGTTTGACTATAACTTTAGAAAGAGTTGTTGGGTCAATAATTGCACGTTCTTTTCTAAGTTCATTACATAAAATTTCTAATACAGAATGAGTATCAGCAATACTTTTGCATCCTGTCATTTGAATTGATCCATTTTTGAAAAGTTTTACATTCACGGGTTTTTTTTTGGTTTTGGGTTGTACGAGAACAGTTGTTTGATTATAGAAGTTTGTTTTTTTCTTTTCTTTTGCTCGTTTGTTTTTCTTTTTTGGAAATGAGCCTTCTAACTCACGCATCTGATTAGACCCGTACTTTATCCCAAGAATACCCGAATAACTGAGGTTTATATACTTTCCAATGTTTTCCGTTAAGAATTCTGTTTCAAATCTACAAGTCATGGTCATAGTTGAAATAAAAAGTTCTTTTGGTAGAATTTCGGGATTGAGATGTGACATAGGTCTATATAAACTTAAGATTTTATCCATACTCAATAATGCGCAGTTATTTATATTCATTATTATTTCTTTAAGTGATTTTATTTATTTTACTCTTCTAATGAATATTTTATTTTAATTGATTTATTTTCAAAAATCAATTTTTTATATTGTATTGATGCAACAAATAGTTAAAGGATTTATGGTATAATATAATATAATATAAACAAAAATTGTTATGTGCAAGGGATGTTTAGCAAGGAAAGACTTTGATAACTATTGTAAATACGTCAAAAATATTCAACGATGGTTAAAAACTGGAAAAAATAGAGAATATATTAATAATATTCTTTCAATGAGTTGCCCAAATGGTAGACGCCATTGTAAAATGTGTGGACTAGGAAATGGAGGTAAGAGTTCCCAAAAAGGAAAAGGGAAAAATAAAAAAAATATAATGTGATTATTTGCAATATAAAAATATATAGCAATACATAATATAATGAGTAAATATCCGGAAATTTTAGAACTATCAACAGATATCCAAAATATCAATGTATTGCACGGTGGCAAATATATAGATTCAATCGATACAGAAATGATAGGTAAACAAACCGATCTTATGTATAAGTTACTTAGCGGACCAATACAAGATGGTGGATCAAAAAATGATAATGAAGATGACGAAAGTTCTATTTCAGAATTTAGTGAGCTATCGGCATTATCTGAAGGTGAAAGTGAAAGTGAAAGTGAAAGTGAAAGTGAAAGCGATTATCAAGATAAGTCTATGGATTTACCTATTGATTATTCTAACGATAGTAATATAATATCTGATGAATCTGAAAAATCAGAAGAATCAGATGAATCAGAAGAATCTGACAAATCCGAAGAAAGTGATTCAGACAATCTTAATTTAGAGTCAAGTGAAGTAGAAACCGACGACCCCAAAGAGTTAGATTCAGATATTGAGGAAGATATTAAAAGTGAAATTAAAAGACAAAAAGCCAAAAGAAAAACAAGAAAAAAAAAATCAAAAAAATCAAAAAAACAAAGTGGAGGATTTAGATCTTTGCATTTAAACGATATTTCAATATCGTCATCATATTAAATATTTTAATGAGTTTGTTTGCATCTATTTTTTTTATTTCGTTATTTTAGTAATGAACGAAATATTTTTTAAACATACTTATCAAATCGGCTATAAAATATGTGCATGGGATGTGGGAATAAAAAATTTAGCATTTTGTATTTTTGAGATGACAGAAAAAGGATTTAAAATTACCAAATGGGATATTGTTAATCTTTTAGAAAAAAATAAATTATGTATAGGAGTCAAAAAAAATAAAGGAAA